TTCCCACTAGACGCAACTGAAAGTGTAGACACCGATGGAGATGGTGTTGGTAATAATGCCGACACGGATGATGATAATGATGGACTAACTGATGCTCAAGAAGCGACAGCTGGAACAAATCCATTGCTTGCTGATACAGACAGTGACTATATAGTTGATTCCGTTGATTCTGCTCCATTAGATGGATCTACACCAGCAGTCAGTGATACTTCTGGTAGCGGAAGAAGTTCTACTTGTAGTCCTCCAGAAAGAGAGTTTTTCTTCACACATCAAGGATCTGATAAGCTTGATGGAGATTCTTACAATAATAACAGTAGTACAACAGATTCAAATTTAGCAGTAATTCCACTTGCTTCCAGCGCATTAAAAGTAAGCGACACCACTTACGTTCCATTCGACAACACAGTGACGGTAGCTAGTCTTAATTTAACTGATGCTGTAAAATTTAATGACGGACAAACAGGATCCACAACTGGGTTAACTGTAAGTGATAGGTATGTTACAAAAGCTGCCGCAGTAACTCTAGGTTATACTATTGGAATAATGAGGAACGCTGATAATACAGCAAAATCATTAACAGGGCAGAGTATAAATGATATTCCTAGTGACGCAATAATGTATGCATACACAAATGATTTAGCCGCTAACGGAAGAGCTAATAGCGTAACAAGCGCAGTCGCAATAGTTGTTCCTATAGGGTTTAGGGAGGTAACAAAACTATCTGTAGTTAATCATGCTATAAGAAGCAGTTCTAGCAACAATAAACATTTATATACAAGATTGGCTTCTATTCAAGTCAGTCCATGTATAAGCGGGTTTACATATACTGCTCGGCCTTGGGTTGAGGTAACGTCAGGATTAAGTTCAACTCAACAGCCAATAACTACAGGCACTGACTCTACAGGTTTAAATGGACCTATTCAAGCGGTAGCTAATCAATCTCTAACATTCCCTCAAGTTACCGCTTATACAGAACCTAGTGGTTCAAGTACTATTACATTTTCAGATAAATATACTGAGGCAGATGGAGGAGATGCCTTTAAGCTTGGGGTATTAACAACTGGTTCGATAAATCAGACTATTGGTCCTATGTTTAAGCAAACAGGATTTAATCAAGAGACAATTAAACTTCATTCCTATTACAATACATTGCCTCCATTAACAATAAATATAAAAAACAAAAGTTTTGGAGAAACATATCCTTCAGGAGCTCAAATTACTGCAAGCGCTGCGTCTGGAGATATAGGGTCTGGTGTATCTGTTGATTCAAGCGGAAACATTACAGTAAGCTCTATGGGAAGCACAAGTTACACCAACACCCTTTCTCATCCAGATATTCCTGGTGCGACAATTCACACGGGAAGTTTTACCTATGATAGCAACGGTCAAAAAATATACACGCCATTTAAGGCACAGTTTATTGAAATTGACTCTTTGGGGGATGATGAATGGCAGTTACAAAGAACTGGTACGCCTTTTCCTAATAATAGCGCTGCTTTCCCAGTAACTACAGGATACTCAAATTATCCCTACGGCGGTTCAACTGACAATAGCCAATGGAATAACACAACGACTATACAAAACGGTGAATATGGGCCTTTCGGCGCACTAGACCTTATTGGAGGGGTTTTCTATTCTTCGTTTGCCAACAAACCTGGAACGGTTGATGTTAGGATTGATATGGTATTTTACATTAAAGATTTTGTTCCAAAATATGGTATTTTAATAACAACGAGCGACACACCTCCTACGGTTAGCAATGCTGCAACATCTGTATTTTATCCAGGATCAGGCACGGACCCATTAATACTTAAAACTTTAACTATAAACATATAGACATGAAGTATAGATCAGGATATAAAAAAGTTAAAACGCTAAGGAAATATGTTAATGGACAGCCTACTAATATAACCAAAGCTAATGTATCTTCAGACACTGATTATATTGAAAAATACTTGTCTGACGAATGCCCTGTTAATACGCTTCCATCTGGGATAACTGTTACCCCAACAACGCCATCTACTCAGGCATACAAGAATCCAACAGTTACTGGTTCAAACAACTATACGGTGAGCTTTAGTGAGTATGTAAATGGATGGACATCCTTTCACTCTTGGATACCAGAGTCTATGGTTAATATGAATGGGTATTTTTTTACATTTAAAAGCGGTCAGCTGTATAAACATCATGCAAATGACGCCAACAGAAACAACTTTTATGGAGCAACATATCCTTCGGAGTTAGAGTTTGTATCTAATGACGCATCAGGAGATGTTAAAATGTTTAAAACCATAGAAATTGAGGGAGATGCTAAAGATTGGGATGTAACTATTGCAACAAATCTAGACCAGGGTCATATAGATAAAAGTTCCTTTGAAAAGAAAGAAGGGTTTCATTACTCTTATATAAGAAGAGACGCTACGGATTTAGTTAATACCGAGTTATTGTCTGTTCAGGGGGTTGGGATGCTTATTAGCACTACAACAAATGTTTACAATTTTACATCAGTTCCTTCTGAAATATCTGTAGGAGATTCTCTTTACAAGGCTACGTCAGGTAGCTATCAATTAATTGGAACTATATCAGGGATGACAGCAACGTCTATAACAACAAGCGCATCAGCGGTCACCCCTTCTGTAAACGATTTTATATTTGGGGCCAAGTCTCCTGTAGCAGAATCGTATGGTTTAAAAGGTTATTTTGCAAATATTAAGATATCAAATACAAGTAATTCTAAGGTTGAAGTTTTTGCTGTAAACTCAGAGGTTTCGAAAAGCTTCCCTTAATATTTAGTATATTTGCATTAATGAAATTTAATTTAAGAGCAGTCTCTGGAGAGGACTATGATAATGTTCTTTTAAAATGGTGGAAAAACTGGGGATGGGAAGCACCACCCAAAGATTTTTTACCAGAAACCGGATTAATTGTGTCAAAAGACAATGTTGATATTTGTGCAGGGTTTCTATACCTTACAAATTCAAAGGTTGGACTGACAGAGTTTGTGGTTTCAAACAAAGAATATAGAGACTCAGACAGAGGAGAAGCTTTAGACTTTCTTTTAGATTGTATTCTAGAGCTGGCAGATGAAAATGGATGTAAATACGCTCATGTTATTTTAAAGAACAAGAGCTTATTAAGAAGATATAAAAGGGCTGGATATATAGAGTCCGATAAAAACGTTTTAGAATTAGTTAAAGCATGGCAATAGCAACTGGAACAGCGATAGCATTAGGAGTGACAGCAGCAGCAGGAGCTGCTACCGCAATATCCGGAGCGGCTAGAGCTAAAAGAGCAAAAAAGGCGCTACAAAACTTTAAGCGTCAAGAATTATCACAAACAGAAGGGCTAAGAGTGTCTACACTAGGGGCGGAGTTACAAACAGAAGCAGCCTTGCAAAGGCAGGCTACAAGTGTTGATGCTCTACAAGCTGGTGGTGTAAGAGGATTAGTCGGAGGTCTCGGAAGAGTTGAGGCGGCCCAGGGACAACAACAAAGACAAATATCAGCAGACCTGGATAGACAGCAAATGCAAATAGAAAGGATGCAGTTTCAAGAGGCTCAATCTTTAAGACAGATGCAGGAATCAAGGGAAAACTTTCAAATAGGAGCTTTAATGTCAGAGCAGCAAGCTGGACAGCAAGCCGTAACTGCTGGATTAACGCAAATAGGAGGCGCTGCAATGTCTGGATTAACGTCAATGGCTTCAATGCAGGCTAAGGATCCTTTTGTTGGAGGAGGAGTAAAATCAACTATGAAAAATCCAGCTTTACCAAACATAAATCCGATTAAGTCTGATTACTCTAATTTTGGAATGGACACCGTAAAAAGATCTCAAAACATGAATACCTCGCTAACAGGTAATTCATCAGATTTTTCAAGGTTTATAAATTAAAGAAATTAAAATGGCAGCAAGAGATTATGTAGCGGGGTTTCAGGTGGCAGGCGGAGGAAAAGCTAATGTTGTTGATCTTTCAGCAGCAGCAGCAGGTGTCGCCGCATATGGGTTGGAACAAGCTGAAGAAACCAGAAAAAGACAAAAAGAGTTTGATGAGAATAGAGCGGCATTCAAGAAAGAAATGGCTGATACTTACGATCAATATGTTCGTGAAAATAACTTTGATGACACAGGTATTTTAGACTATGACGCAGCAACAGAAAAACTTAGAAATTCAATAAAACAATCTCATTTAGAGACAGAGTATCTTTATGACCAAGGCACAATAGACGAGGCTGAGGTTAGAAGAAGAAACAATGAGATGAAAGGTCAGGTTGGTGAGGTTAAGAACCTTTCGGCAGACATAGTGGCTTACCAGGAAAAAGTTCAGAAATTAGAGGAAGAAGGAAAGGGAAGCGAGGTCAATGGCTTAAGAACAGATATTCTTGAGGCATTTTCTGAAAACTTTAATGTTGTTTCTACCGCAAAAGGATTACAGTATCAAACTGTTGTAGATGGAGAGGTTAAGGGAATAAATGCTGGTGAGTTCAAAAGAATACTAAATGCTGAACAAGGCGTAGATATAGAGAAAGACCTAGACGATCTTGTAAAACTTGGAGGCCTTGAAGAAAAAATAGAAGGCTACGGGCGTGATGCAAAAAAAGTAACTGAATACCTTAGAGGAGAAGAGGGTAACGCTTTGTTGAAAACAAGAATAGATCAATGGAGTGCTTCAGAAAAGTATGATTACATGTTAAAAGCTGGTTTAGCAACAGATGACCCTGCGATTGCAAAAGAGGGAAAAATAAAACTAATAGATGGCGCTTCAATATTTAAAAAAGAAGTTAGTGAAGATGAAGATCAAGCAATCGCTGACCACATGGAAAAAGAGTTAACTAATAGGCTCTTATTTAAAGGAAAGAAAGAGCTTTATGACGACAAATATACTTTACAACAAATTAAAGATAAAAATGCGGCTAATAGAACAGTTAAATCGTTAGTGGAATCAGCAGATATTGTTCAAACAGATAAAGACTCTGGGGATAAGCAAAGAGTAAGGGAGGTTTATTCAAAAGACGGAAAGGGTATTCCGGTTGATTATTTAGTACAAACGCCAGGAAATAATATTAGTAGAGCAATGATGGATAGTATTGAGGGTATTCCAGGAGGAACACCTGTGCCGTTTGATGCTATAAAGAATACTAAATTTATAATGGAGAGAGGAGATATAGACACGGGGCTTATCGAAATAACTCTTGGTTATGACTATGACGTTCCAAAAGAAAAAGAGAACTCTTTGGTTGAGGCAATAGGCAGAATGAGTGATGTTAAAAGAAGACAAAGTATAAGAAAATATGGTAAAGAAGCGGGGCTAGGAGATAGTGAAATACAAGCAATAGCCGATGACCCGCAAAAAGCAGTTAGCTTTTTAACCGATAGAGCCCCTAAAAAAGGATCTTCTACATTTAAATATGTGCCACAAAACTTGACTGAGTATAATAGAATTTTAACAAACACAGGTAGAAAACCAATATCTGATGCAGACTGGTCAAAACATGTTTCTGCTGTTAAGAGTAAGCAAAATTGGGCCAATAAGAAATTCTCAAGAAACCAATAGTATGACTGATCCAAATCAAAACGGCGCTACCGTAGATATAAATCAAGAAGCACTAACATTAGCATATAATGATGCTTTTGATGGAGGATTTTCAGGTACTCAGGCTGAGTTTTTTCAGCTTTTATGTGAAGATGAGCAAGCTCAGGGCTGGTCTTTTGAATCTGCTCAATTAGGAGGTTTTGAAGGTTCTTTTGATGACTTTAAAGGCTTGTTGTCATTGCCTGATATAATTGAAAAAGTTGATAATGAGACACCAAAAGAGGATGATGAAGTAAAAAAAAAAGATACGTTTGGACCGCTTTCGGAAGAAGATACGAGATCTTTATCTCTCGAGTCTGAGTTTTCTTCGGCAGATCCTAACTTTAGCGTAGAAAAATCTGTTAAGTTTCAAGAAGAGTACAAAAAAGACAAGTATAAAAAAGCAGTAGAATATTTTAAAGATGCTCGTCCAGACTTAGACTTTCCAACAAAAGAAGAATACTATGGAGTTGGTAAAGCTCCAATGCTAACTGAAACTTCAGAATACAAGGATGTAACTGACATTTCTGCTGACGAAAAAAGAGTTAGAGAAGAGCAAGCAAAAATAGCGCAAGAATATAGAGAAGGTAAAAGAGAGTTAACCCCTCAACAATCCTTAGTAAATACATTACACAACTCCCTAGGGCAGTTGGCAACTGTTGATGATACTTTTAGATACATGTATGGTGTTGTAACCAATGACATGAAACAAATTGGATTGGCAGAAGCTGAAATGGAAAGAGTAGACTCCATGGCCCAGCCAACAATGGAATTTACCGACGGCGCTAGCCTTACGGAAGATCCAGCAAAGTTTGCTGCTGCTGTTATTGATGGTTTTTCTGGATTTGCAACTTCAGCCATAATATATAACCTGACAGGTGGTCCTTATACCATGGGGATTGGTTTAGCAAGTGATATGATAGCAAGGTCTATTAGGGATCACAATAAAACAAAAGCCGAGGCAAATAAAACATCTGTAGAAGAATTACATAAAACCGGAGAGTTTGAGGTTTTGATTCCTGGATCCATAGGAGTTCTTGCTTATAAATTAGAAAAAGCAGGTATAAGGGGCGTTGGAACAGCGATTAATAGGCTAGCAACAAAGGGATACAGTAAACTTGCCAAATTATTAACGTTTGGAGGTTCTCAATTTCAAGAAGGAGCCACTGAATTTGGCCAAAACATTTTAGAAGACATAAATAATTTTTTAGCTAGCCTAAATGTTGAGGAAAGTAAAAAGATATACAGGGGAAGGCCAGATTTATTAGCTGAAGTAATAGGAAAAGAGTTTGTTAAATCAGCTACATCTAGAGAATCAAGGGAGGCTTTTTATAAAGGAATTGCTGGAGGTGCAGGCGGGACCACTTTAGGTTCGGCTTATAAAAAAGTTATGTCTGTTACTAAATCCAAAGAAGAAACAGATAAACAAGACGACCTAACAGAAAGAATATTAGACTTAGAAGCTATGGAAAGAAACCCATCGCTTAATGAGTCAGAAAAGGAAGGCATTAAAACATCTAAAGATGCAGCGCTCGAAGAGTTAAAAAGAATTCAAATAGAGGCTGAAAAAATGGCTGAAAACTACAGCCAAGAACAAATTGATGAGTTTGTGCAACTCAGAGAGGAACAAGTATTCTTAAACAATCAGCTCTGGACAACAGAAAATTCTAAGAACCTAAATAGAGAGCAGAAGAATAAAGTTATACAAAATCTACAGGATAAGTTTCAAAAAAATGTATCCAGGGTAAAGGAGATTCAGAAGGAAGCAATAGAAGGGGCTAAAACAAAAAAAGAAGAATCTCCTAGCCAACCAACCCAAGAAGAAGTGTTGGTTGAAGAAGAGACTGATCCTAAAGGTCGAACTTTCAAAAGGTATGCTACTACAACAGAAAAAGATGGCATAAAAACAACAACATACACATTCAATAGAAGCGACAAAGAAGCTTCTCAAAGAAGCAAATCTATTGTTAAGCCCGAGGTTGCGTTTGGTGAGAGATTTGAAGTAGACCCTGAGTCTGAGTACAATGATGTTATATTTGAAGATGAACTAAAAGTGGTCGGTGTTGAAAATATTTTAGAAAACCCTAATCCTAGGTCGGATCAAACTCAGTACCAATCAGATGTCGTGGTTGAAAATAAAGAGGGTGGCAGAACAACCTTGAAAGGAATAAGATTAAGGGAGAAAACCCCTCAACCAATAACTGAAACAGAATCAGGGTTAATTCTTACTGAAGAAGACGGATCTACATTTGTAGATCCAGAAGGGTCCTCTAGATATGCTATTGGTGAAACTCAAAGAACCGTAGCGGTTATTGATTCGTCTGGAAAACTTTTAGGGGCATTTGATGCTAAGACTGGTAAGAAAAGAAAAACCACTGAATCATCAGAGGCTGAATTAATAGATCAGTTTGATTACGATAAAGGAGAATCTGCTTTTGAAGGTTTAGAAGGGGTGGTAAAAGATCCAAATGAACTTATTGCAAGCAGAAGTAAAAATCCAAAAGAAGTTGCAAAAGCATATATTGAAGAGAAAAGTAAAAAACCTGAAGAAAAATCTGAAGAGGGGGATTCACAGCTTTTGTTAGATTTAAGAGAAAACAATCAAAGGTTTAGCCTCAAATCTTTGTTAGCTGAAAAAGGAAATATAAAAGAACTTTTTCCAGGCAAAAAAATTAATGAGCTATCGGACAAAGAATTAAGAAAGGCAAAAATTGACCTTAATAAAAACTATCCAGGGATATTAAAATGGGTAGCCAAAGAAGATAAAAATACTAACATAGAAGATGTTTCCCGAGATAATTATGGCGTAGAACCTGATGATGTTTTTGAAGCAATTAAAGGGAAAAGCCCTGTTCCTAATAAAGTATCGGTAACAGAAGCAAATTTAAAAGAACTTTTTAAGGAACTAACGGGACTCAAAGGAACTGACTCACAAATAAAAAAAGTAGCTGAACAGGATTCAGAACAACTTATGGAGCCTAGAGAGCCTGCTGAAGTTCAGGAAGAAAGAGAGGGCATGGAGCTTCAGAGGGAGATCATGGAAAAAGAGGGGGTAGAAACAGAACAAGGTGCTAAAAACCTAATAGAGTCTCTAAAAAAATGGGCAAAACTAGGGCTAAATAAATTTTCTAACTTAAGAAGTAAGATTGGTCTTGATCCCAAAAGGGGAAATGTTCTTATAACAAGACTTCAGGAGGCTTATAAAGGGGGAATGAAGTCAGAAACTTATGCTGCATTATCTAGATTTCAAAATATAGAAACTTTAATAAAAAAACTAAGTAAAAGCGACCAAGACAAAGCAAGGGTTGTAAGTGATAAAATACTTAGAGGGGAGAAAGTAACGCAAGAAGAGTTTTCCTCTTTTGAAGACATATCTAAACTTTCTTCTGACTTTAGATTAGCTATAGATAAACTGAGTCAAGAATTAATAGATTTAGGAATTCTTCCTCCGGATTCAGAGCAAAACATATCTGATAATATAGGAGAATATTTAAATAGAGCCTACTTAGCTTTCACAGATCCAAACTACAAGCCAGACGATATTGTTAGACAAAAAGCAAAAAGATTTTTACAAAAAAATCCTAAAGCAATAATTAAACAAGCCAAACAAAGAGCTAAGGAGGAAGGAATTAGTCTTAATAAAGCTATTGCAAAACAAGCTGATATTTATTTAGATAGCTTGCTTGAAAAAGATGATTCTGGATCTCCTATGTCCAGAGAGTTTAAGCTTAATAAGTCAATATTAAAACAAAAGAAAGGGGTTCCAAAACCTTTAAGAGAATTTTTAGGAGAGATTAAGGATGGTAGGCAGGCGGCTTACATAAGTCACCTTAAATTAGCGAGCCTTGTTAATACAGCAAGATATCAAAAAGGTATTTTAAATAGCGGACTTGGTAAATTTATATATGAAAAAAACGATCCAAATAGACCACCTGATTCTGTTGAAATAAAGGGCAGCGCTTATGATATTTTATCTGGATATTATGCATCTCCTGATGTTGTTGATGCTATTATACCAAAACAGAATTCTTCAGTTGAAGGGGCCTTAAAAGTTTTAACTGATCTTAACGGGCTAGTAAAAGGATGGAAAACAGTTTATAACCCCACATCTTACCTTAGAAACTACATATCTACCATGGTAATGCTAGCTACAAGAGGTGATCTTTCTATGAAACACTTTATTGATGCTCACAAAGCTTACTTAAATACATTGAAGGGTAAAAAAGTGTTTGAAGAAAAAATGTTTGAGTATAAAAAAATGGGAATCGTTGGCCAAAACATTGATGTTGGCGTCATTAAAAGCGCAATGAGAGATAACGATACAGACATGGAGACTGGTCTTTATAAAAGAATGACAAAAAAAGACGACTCCCAAGAATCAATACTGAGAAGAAGTATAAAATCTATATATAAACTTGGAAAATTAGGCAAAGGAATACAATTTACTGCTGAAAGGATGCAAACAATATTTCAGGCAGGAGATGATATAGGAAGAATGATGGCCTATGAGAAAAGAAAAGAAGCTCACGCAGATATGATGTTTGATAAAACGGTTGAGCAACTTGATGATAGTGAACTGAAGCAAGTTCAAGAAGCTGCTGCTGAAGAAATAAAGGATCAATATAACAATTATGATAGAGTTCCTCCTTTAATAAAAAAGCTCAGTAGAAACATTTTAGTGGGTTCTTTTGTTCAGTTTCCTGCTGAGATGATAAGAAACACGGCAAACACAATAGGGAGTACGATTACGAGGATGAAGGATAAGAACCCTAAAGTAAGAAAAGACGCTAAGACTAGACTTGCCACATTTTTAGGGGCACAATCAGCCCTAGTTATAGGAACTACATTTTTAGGAGACAGCATCATGGATATGTTTAACATGGACGATGAAGAGGAAGATGAGGTTCAAAGAGTAAAAGATTTGAGAAACGTAGTAGCGCCCTGGTCTAAAAACCACAAAATCATTGTAAGGAAAATAGGCGATAACAAGTTGAGTTATATAGATGTAAGCGCAAACAATCCTTATAATATGATCTCAAGGCTTATTCAAAAAGTTGGTATAGACGGAATAGGGAATAATAATGATACTTACGAGGTGATGTTTGATTTTTTTGGACCATTCTTGGATCAAGAAATTTTAATCTCGTCAATTCAAGAAAGCGTTAACGGGCAAACTGAATCAGGTAAGCCTTTATTTTTTGATACAGATGGACCAGGAGAAAAGCTTACTAAAGGAACCGCACATATTCTTAAAGAAATAATGCCCGGATATATGAGGTTTGTACAAAGAGTTACAGACGAAGATAAAAGCACCGTAAATGAACTAATATCATTAACTGGATTTAGAACTACAGAGGTAGATCTTGATACGTCTTTATATTTTAAAATGAGAGCAGCGTATAGCGATATGCAAGATCTACAAGCTAGCTATAGAATGAATCTTTCAAAAGGAAAAGACACTTATGACGATAGTGCTATAAAATATGGAGAAGCAATAACTAAAGCAAATGAGATTCTTCAGTCCCATATAAGGTTAGGTTTAGATCCTAAGTTAGCTTATCAGCAAATGAAAAAGATGATGGGTAAAAATCAAAAGTTTAGTAATAACGAGATTAAGGCTATAATCTATGGAGTTGAGATAGCGTTTAAAGAGGCTAAAAAATAAAAAGGGACCAAAGTAAATTGATCCCTTTCACCCCAAAAACATATTTAGCCGGACCCCTCTAGCCAAATACACCCAAACTTACAATATCTTTTTCAATAAATCAACAACAACCTCACAATCTTTTTGATTCCTAGGCATAAAAAGTACTGGGTCTTGGCCCGTATCTACCAGGTGTTTCTTAAATAATTTCCACCTTAAAGGAAACGCTTCGTTTGGATTTCCCTTACACTCTATTATAAACCTTCTTGGCTTCTTGACGTCTATAAAGTCTGGAGTGTACCTAATAGGTAAGATGTTTTTGTTCCCTTTGTCTTGTAAAATTTTTTTACCTTTAGTTTTTTCGTAACTTGACGCAGGAAAATTAAAACCCTTAACGACTTCATATGTCTCCCCTTCGTATAAAACTTTTATTTTTTCTCTTTCTAGCGCTTTGTACATATATAGCTCTAACTTGGAAGCAAACTTATGTCCTTTATATGTTACTTTGGTACTCCTGGTGATTTGTTTTCTTTTAGAAAATCTCCTCATTATCTTCTCTTATAGTTAAGATGTCATCAACCCCTAATATTGTATCAAAATAAAACATAGCGTCTTTTTCCGATTTAGCTATGCAGTGTTTTATTTCTTCGTTTTTTACCAATGTGTTTGTTGTTTGAGCTACATACCTGTTGTATTCTCCTATATCGTTTCTCCAGAGAATTTCAGTTAGGTCTTCATAAAAACCATCATATTCAGCAATAGCAAACACAGCCTGTAGATCTGTGCACATAAGTTCGTTTGCTTGCCACTGAACCTCCTCAGAAGTGTATGTTGTTACATTCATATCCATGTCTTTACCAACATTAACGTAGTAGTAATAATCTTCATTTTTATACTTTAAAAGCAGACTCATCATAAATAAGCTTGCTGAAAGATATTCGTCAGGGTTTAGACTCCTGTTGAAGACCACTCTCTCTGTGTCTGATCTCATCTTTGCTCCTTTCTATATAAAGAATGGCGTCCATAAGCTCCTGCTTTAGGTGCTCCATCCACTCAGTCAAAGATAATTCATTTTCATTTAATGTAGTTCCATATTTTTTTATTCCTAGAGAGCTTCTTTTGTCGAATTGATTTTTTATACTCTCAACCACCGAATCTTTTCTTAGTAAATCTTGCTGTGCAGTTAATCGATCAAACTCATTCATCTCGTAGTATTTCTTTATACTATCACTCATTGTTTAAGATTTTATAAAATATTCTAACTAATCCGATCTCTATTACCCTACACAAAACGTAAAATAAAAATCCTTGTATTATTGCTGTTCCCATATCATTTTATTAAAGAGCTATTTTCTTGTTGTTTGGCCTGATCCTCCAGATCCTTTTTAAGTTTTTCTATAGCCTCTTCATATCCAGGCATCCGTTTTAATGTCTCTAGAGATCCACTCGTTAGGTCTTTAATTGTTTGAATTTGACCCAGCAAAGCCCTCACTATTCCCCTCAGCTCTCTAACCTCTTTTGACATCTGTATTAAGGTTTGTTCTTTCATTTTTTATTGTGTATTTAGCATATATATAATATAGCCAATAATTAAATTTACGTTTATAATAACTAGGTTCCATTGCTTGGCTATCCAGACTTGAGGAGTTAATAATAGGCCTCCAAGAATATATGTGATAGCACCTATATTTCCATAATTTAATATGTAAGGCGAAAGCATTATAAATGCAGAACCCATGTATCCTAATCTGTTTGATAGCCTTTCTTTTGCTGTTAGTCTTCTATCATGCACTAATAGTCTTATAAAAGAAGTTTTCCAACGGAACTCACACCTGGAGCATGTTTTTTTGCCCTCATGCTTAAAATATTTATTTTCTTTGCTTTTTTTGCAAACGTTGCAAATTCTTTTTATTCGCTTATCTTCTGCCATAGCCATGCTTGTTGCGACCTCGGCCTACACACAACCATGGTCTCATTGCCTATATAGTAACAAAGGCTGTAAGTGTCTGTTGTATCTTTTCTTACAATACGCAATTCTTTATCTACATACTCTATTGTTCCCGTAGATACAGTTATTTTTTTTCTTGTACCAACCTCTACGGTGAACCTATTGAAGGTATCATTTTGAGATATCCTTACAAACTCTCCTTCGGTGTTGTACCACAAACCGTATATTTCAGGTGCTTGTGAGTATAATGTTATACTAAATAATAAGAGTAATAATGTTTTTTTCATACAATTTAAAATAGATGGGTGAATCTTGCTACTTGCCCGTGTTCTTTTGAGTGTATAAAAGCCTCAACTGCTTTTGGAGAATGTTGATACCCATTTCTATGATGCCATGAGTCTGTTCCTGAAGGAGATCTTAAAGCCTCTACTGTAACCCCGATATAATCTTTAGATACTTTATGGTGAAGATGATGAATATAAACATAGCGGTGCTTTGTTAGGCTCCACATGTCTTTAGACTCCTGAGCCATCAACAAAGGAAGGTCTTGTTGTTTAGCCCCATCCCCATGAGTGGTTCCTATCAAAGAGTTTCCGTACTGATAGTATTTCCTGTGAGAAATATCAGTGTCGAAGCTTATTTGACTACAATTTCTATACCAGGATTTGATCGCATCTGCTAAAAAAAATCCGTTTTGATAGTCGTGATTTGATGGATTATACATTACATGAACATCAGCTATTTTTACAAGCTCATCTAAAACGTCTATATAGAGCTTCTTAGCCACTAAAAAGTTGTTGTACCACATTCCGTCTGTATCTTGTGGAGTTCCGGCCGTAGTCGTCCTCTTAGGGGTGTCTATGTGGAGGATATCATTACCCGCAACAAAGACTATTTTATCTATGTTAAAAGATTTAGATTTTTCAATGATTCCAGCCACTCCATCTTTAACCCTTTGGACTGCAATTTGGTTGTTGTATTCTTCTCCTGTTTCAAAGCTAGATGCCAACTTCCCAATGTGTATATCAGCAGGATCAACAACAAGTAAGCAAGCATCAGAATAGCTTGGTCGCTCAATTTTTTCATAATTAAATGTGTGTTTTTTGATGTCATGCACATGATCTCTCAACATTTCATCAAAAGTTGGACCTTCATTTTTGCTTGGTTTAAACTGTATAGACCAATGCTTATCTTTGTTCCAGGCTAACCCTACACTCCCAACATTTATACCTCTTTCATCACATGCACCAGCTAAAGCAGGGTGCTCTTCTGTTCTTTTCTTTTTATGAAAAGCCCTCCTTATAGCTTCAGTTGTTTGATGTTCAGTTCTTATGTCATCTTTTATATTATATTTTTCATGTAAAACCTGCGCTATTTTAGCAAAAGAGTATCCGTTTGTTTCTCTCAAAACAACCCCTTCGTCGACTAGTTTATTTAATTCAATCATTTGATTTTGTTTGGTTGTGCGTCTTTTCTATCATGTTCTTTAAGTTGAAGAAAGTTTCTTCTATTTTAGATTCGGCATCGGGCAAAAGCAGGTAAAATTCGAGATCATTACACAGTTTAATTAGTTTTCTTACTACATGTTTTACATACTTTCGCCTTGTCCCTTTCATATACTTTTATCCTGGTGAATCAAACATTGATCACCAAAAGCGTTGTCTAATTTTTTTATAGACCTGTATATAATCCTAGATTTCTTTTTTGTTTCTTGCTTTTCAGACTTAAGGGAATCAGACCCTAAATTCACATACATAAAAGCATCTAACTGAAGAAGGTTATCAATTTTTTCTTTATCCTTAATTGTCTTATAAGACAACAGTTTATCACAAAATCCCTGAACATCCAGTTCAAATATACTATACTTAGCTCCCCGGAGCCTTTGGTAACGTTTTTGAAAATCATTCATAGGATTATTTTTGTTAAAATTATAACTTTTTTTTACAAATACCAAAAGTTATCAAGATGTACGCTTTTTGTGGCTGTTATATTGATGCCTATAAAGTCTCCACATTGCCTTAGAGCACGAGTGTTTATCATAAGATTCAGGGGATTCAATTGTTTTTATTTTACCATTATCTACATACTCAAATATAACCTTGAACTCATCACCAAAAACTTTAGGGTAGCACCTGATTCTGTTTTCCAAACACCAAGACATAGATTCATAGTCCTCTTTAGTAGGAAAATATTCTTCTGTTTTTATTTTTTTTGGTCTACCCATATTTTTAATTATAAACCGCAGTGCCCAGAATCACACTCATTAAAATCGTCTTCAAAAAGCTCTCCCTGTAAATTCCATTTCTGAATATCTTCATACTTAATTTTATCTATTCCGTTTCGCCAACAGTCGTTTAAATGTTTAATTCCTTCTTTAGATTTAAACCACTCCATTTTATTTGGGTGCCATTCAAATCTTTTTCTTGCTAATATTAAATTTTGATGAAAGCATCCAACACAATTATTTATCCTTGCAAACCTAACGTTTTTATTTTTCCAGTACTTTTCAATATTATCTTTAAAAATGCCGTCTTTTATGAGAGGATACGATGGTTTTTGCCACTCTATAATACCCCATTTATTTCTAGTTTTTCTCTTGCCAACAACAGCTTTCATTTCTAACAATCCATTTTTATTTAGTTTATCGTTCATATTGGCAGCTCTTCTTGTTTCATTGGCCCTAAACCCTATCCTCATTTCTACTGGCGTATTTATTTTTTTTCTCCACCACTCAAATATTGGTTCTAATTTTAACTGTGTGGTACAATATCTTCTTGTTACGTTCGGTAAACTGCCCGCACTGTCTAAAACCTTATCAAATGTTTTTCCCGTAACCCAAGATATTTTTCTACCTATATGTTGTTCTAAGTCAAGCATTGTATAAATAATTATATCATCTTCTGCGGTGGCAATAAATGGTGCTTGTATTCTGTCCTCTACCTCTTGTATTATCTTTTTATCAGGAAATCTAGATTCTTCGTGTTCTATCCTCACTAAAGCAAATACATCATAGTCTGCCGGATAGTTTGCTGCTATATACGATGAGGTTTTTCCTCCAGATAAACTATTAATTTTTTTCATTAAAATGGTAATTCATCAATATCAAACGCCTGTTCTGGTCTCATGTTTTTTTCAGGTTCTTCTTGCTCTTTGTCAAAAACAAATGATGGGGGGTTGTGTCCGGTATAATACCTTCCTGATGGTATGTGATAATTAAACAATTCTCTTTGGGCCATCTCTCCTTGAAATTTCATTTTTACTTTTTGTGTGCTAAATTCAACCTGATTTTTTTCTATAAACCGATCATCCTCTTGTATCTGATCAAAATATCTATAAATAGTAAACCCATCATGAGCCTGGTTTCTAAAGTCAGCCGACCCTGAGATATCATAAAGTGTTGGTTTTTCGTACACTTGTGCGTCATTCTTTTTCATTTTTGTCGGATGTGCTATCAAAAATATAATAACATTGTTCATCTGTGCGAACATAGTCAGTTGAGTTAAAACTCTTTTTATCCTTGATAACTCTGCATCTTTGTTGCTGTCGAAATCCAATTTGTTAAATGCATCAATCACAAATATGTCTACCCCATAAATAAACATTTGCTCTTTAAACTTTTCCATCAACCAATCCCATGTAGGAAACTTACCATCCTCTGAAGAAGTGGTATAAAGTCTTTCTTGTGCCCAATCCTTATACCTCTGTATCTCTGCTTTAGATATTCTTGGAAGACCGGCGTTGTCAATAAAAAAGTTCTTGCCAAAAAACTTTTCTATAAATGTTGTTTGATGAAGAGCCATTGGATGGTGTTCAGGAGAAAAGAAACTTGCCTTCATGTTATAATCCTTCATAATGTTCATCACATACCATTCAACAAAGTTAGACTTACCGTGAGATGGTATTCCGGTGGCCACAACTAAATGGCCTCTCATAACAGAGAATATGTTTTTAAGATTTCCAAAGCAGGGGTGTTTAGGGTATATTGTAGATGGCATTCCATTTTCATGAAGATCCATAATATCATCTATCATGTCATCAACAGTAAATGTCCCACTAGCGGGGTATTTTTTTGATGCGCTTATAGAGGTTTTTAAAACATCTTCACCCTCAATCAAATCTCCATTTGCATCTTTGTTTTTAAAAAGAACCCTCTCACACCGGTACCTTCCTAGTCTTTGAGCAATCTTTTCAGATACATGCTCACCCTTATCATCGTTGTCTGTACATATAAAAAATTTATCTACATCTTGTAGGTATTTTTCACAGTTGATCCAAAAGTCGTCATTGTCATTGGCTCCGTTTGGTATGCTGATTGTATTTTCGTAACCACACTGATGCATAGCTAAAACATCAAACTCACCCTCAACTATATAAACCTCTTTCTGACCAACCGCTGCGTTCACATTATAAAAGATAGGCTTTGTTTGTGCTGTCTGAGTGAAGTGTTTACCTCCTGATCTATATTTTTTATTAACCAGGGTGTCGCCTTCAAAGTAATTGAAAACAATGTTGTTCATCTTTTCTCCAGCTTGAGGCTGAAAGTATACCTCCTCTGAAACCTTTAAATGCTTAAGAGTTCCCTGTCTAATTCCCCTGGACTCACACCATTTTACAATCCCATCAGATAGGTCTGTGTAGTTTCTCCATGTCTGTTCAGGCAGCTTATAGTCTCTTATAATGCTTTCATTGAGATTTTCTCTGATAGAAATAACATCACAGTGATGACACTTAGCAACTCCCTTGGATATGTTTACGCTTAAACTCCTGTCTCTTTTGTTTTTTCTTTCAGGCCCACATGAAGGACAAACAACTTTATGTTGACCTGAGGTTTTACCTTTCAAGTCAATTGAGGACCACTCTATTGTTTGTATCATAGTGCTGGTTTTTTATATTGGTACATTTGCTTTCCATTCATGCCTTTTCCTGTAGACTTCTTGTACCACCTTATAAAATATTGCTTGTATTCTTTTTCTGAAATGTGAGTGTATCCATTAACCGAAGCATGGTTGGTAAAGTTTTCTATGAAATTTTTAAACTTAATGTCATTAAGAAGAAAATTCCTTTTAACTGCCTCAACCCATTTAATATTTGAAAGACAAATTTCTTTGACCCTCTCTATTTCTATTAAATTATTATCATTATTATCATTATTACCATTATTGTTTAGTGTTATTTGAGTGGTATTTGAGTGGTCTTTGAGTGGTCTTTGAGTGTTATTTTTTGCATCCCTACCCTGGTAATCATTATATTTTACAAGGGTTACAAGCAAATATCTGGGTGTTCGTTTTGTGACCAACTCTTGGCTCGCTTTGAGTTTTTTTATGGACAACCTAATTTGTTCTCTCGACAGCTTTAAATCCTGGGCAATACTATCGTAAGACGTAGCTAAGGATCCCCTAGGAATTATCTTCCCCTCGAACTTGTTGTCCTTGTGGTTCGCCTTCAGCAAACAATGAACGAAGACTCGAAAAACGTTCGGGTTTTTGTACCATTGCCAAGTCAGTATTTTTCTGTTTAATTGTATAAATGAATTTTTCATCTGTTATAAATCTTTCTCTTAATAGGGTTGGTAGTTTATCTATGATCTCTATGAGGTAGTTGGCATTGTAAACCAGCTCTGCATTCATGGCTTTTAGTTCATCAAAATCATTAGGCAGGGTTTCGACTAAATGAAACCCTAACTCTTGCTTTGCGTGTTCTCGGTAAGATATTTCCTCAACCTTTAAAAAGAAAGATGTGAACACTTGGTCTTTTTGAAAGTTTATAAGGTTATCCATCGTCTTTACTGCATGGAGAATAGTTGCATGATCTTTATAAAAGTATTTACCAATCTCAGAGCAAGTCATGTAAGTGAAAGTCCTCATACAATACATTGTCAGTTGTCTGATTTCAACGAATGGTCTTTTTCTTGTGTCTTTATTTTCAAGAGGGTTGTGTCCGGTTACAAATTCAACCGCATCTATTATTATATATGGGTCAATTTTTTCTTTTTTTAAATTCACCGGGTTTGACTCCTTTTTGGTTTGAGCCTTGTTTAAAATATAAGATAAAGTTCCGTCACTAGATATATTAAAACGTTCCATTGTTTTTTTATAGCTACCACACTTTTTAAAGAACTTTCTTATACGCTTATGATCATGATCGCTAAAATTGTTGTTCATTGTTTTCAAACCTAAATTTGTTTTCTTGTTGCGTTTCATTTGTTTAGAATATAATTTAGTGTTCCTTTACTGGATATATTAAAATGATCCATCGTCTTTTTATAACTACCAAACTTTTCGTGAAAAGCTTTTACCTCATCGTGGTTGTGTTTTTTTATAAAACTAGAGGCGTGAATAGCTCTTTGCTTTCTTCTCTCAGGCTCAATATCATAAGCATTATCACTCATGGTTCCTATAGCTATATTGTCATAATGATTATTGGCTGAGTCGTTGTCTAGGTGTCTAACAACATACCCCTCTTGGTACATTTTTTCACCATACTTTTGATATGCCTGTAAACGATGAACGCTAACGTTGGCATTTTTTCCCTCATGGTCTCTAATTTTAAATCTTTTATAACCATTTGTGTGTAGCCATCCTACTGGATTTGTCTTTTTACCTACAACCACCCCCTCTTTAGTAACTCTGTATCCTTTTTGATGGGCAGTTTTTTCATGTTTATTATATTTCATTTTTTTAATTAATTAAATTATATAAGGGAGCCGGAGCCCCCTTATGATTAGTGATGATAGTGATTAGAATGGTAAATCACTTGTTTGTGCTTGACTTTCCTGCTTTGGAGCAGCTTTATTGCCATCCTTGTTGTAGGGTTCACCAAATTTAAGAGATAGATATGGTGTTCCACTCTTTGTTTGGCTAATCCATCCAGCAGCATCGAAATCTTTGCCGCCAACAGTAGCACTTCCTTTGTAGTCAGGCTGAGTATCTTTTTCTTTGTACTCATTTTTGAAAAGACTCCCTGTAAAGTCTTTGTGTTTAAAATCACTCATAATATTAAATTATAGTTTTAGGTATTCGACTGCCTATATTTACAGACAGGTCCGTTAAATAATCCCTGCATATCTCTATGCGCTCATACAATCGCTTAACATCCTCATCGTTGTACTCGATGTGAAACTCCTTTACCCTAAGTTCCTCAGGGATGTCAGCGTACTGAAGTCTTTCGTAGACTTCGCTCTCCAATTCATCAGGGACCTCTATCATTCCTAAGTTCCATGATAATCTTCTAACCTCATCTTGTATTAACAGGGGAGGAGTGTCCACTAAGCAATAAGCAATAGTTGCCTTTTTGCTTTTTGTAAGGCCCATATATCCTTGCATCTGCCAATAGTAATGTTTGTTGGGTAGGATCTCTTCGTGCATTGGAAAGGTGGTAAAGTCCCAAGATGATTTAATATCTACAAGGTTTTCACCTACAATATCAGGTGTACCACAAACAAACTTGTTTTCATAAAACTTTTCATTCTTCTGAAAACGAATTGACTTGATTCTTCCATACATTTCTATAGATTCATCCTCAACCTGTTTCCCCTTATCGAGATACTTAGATTGGATGTCAGTGGTTTTTCCAAAGACAACCTCCTTATGTATTTCCTGGAGATATTTTTTGGTTGTGGCTGAAAGCAAGTCTTTCTTGTTTCTTGGACTTGTCATTAGCTTACCTAAAGAGGAACACCTGAACAGATAATTTTGAAAGTCTAAAAGTTTCATAATTTTTTTGTTTCGGTTTCATAGATAATGTATCCGTGTTTTTTTAACAAAGCTATGCTTCGATTTATTGCCTCTTGTTCCTTTCTGAAATGACTAAAGATTTCATTTTCAAAAGAGTGATGTCCTTTTTTATTTTCCATAATTTTAATTTTTTTAGTTAAAGTCCAAAATCAGAATCATTATTACTAGCCTGTACTCTGTGATACTTTCCTGAATCAACAGGTGCGTTTCTTCTTGTTGTTTTATTTGCATCATCATCTTCTGCCTCTAAAAGCAATAGAGACTGAAGGCCATACCTCCTGTAATAAGTAATTTCAGATCCTTTTTCTTGTGGCTGTTGTCTTATAATCTTCAGGCCCCTCATATCTTCAGTGTTTTTGAAGTTAGGGAAGATTTCTCCGGTGTCGTTATCCATAACAACAGTAACAACATGGTCGTCAACAATCGGTTGAAGAACAGTCAACCCTATCTCCTTACACAAGGGCTTTACTTGCGCAAGGAGTTGGTTGATGTCAGCATAGTTGCTGTTATAAAATGGATTTTTCTTGCTCTTTCTGAGCTTTTCAAGTGAAGCTATAAGTGTAGCTACCTTCTGTGCGAGTTTTGGTGTCATAGGATTCTTTAATTTGATTAAGTGTTATTAGATTTAATTTTTCATACATCGCTACCGTATCTAGTAGTTCTGTTACATGCTTTCTGTCAGTTAGACCATCGCTTTGTTTTGATTTTTTTAAAGCGTTAGTATATTTACATGCATCAGCAAGCATTTTCAGCCCATTCTCATGAGCATACCACACTGCATAGGTGGGCATAATATTATAAATGTCAGATCTAGTGCTAAACATCTCTAGTCTCTCACCTATTAACTCTAGCTTAAGACCTGGAGCGAAAATCGCTTTACTTCCATCCATAAATTCGTGTACTAAAAAGTCTAAAGAAGCCTGGCTCCAGATAGACTCTAACATATACTTTCTTTTTTCTAAATTTAAAATATCTACCATTTTTTTATATTTGTTTTAAGTATTCTCTTCTTTTAAGAAGAAGTATTCCTCTGTTTTCGATCTTTGTTTGCATCTCCTCCTTCGTTATCTTGTGAAGCGCCCTGTTCAGGGCCAGCTGAGGTATCGAGTTGTGAAGTTCCATCATCTGGTCCACCACGAAGTCCCTGTGTTTCTTCAACTTTCGAGATTCTTTGATCATTATTCTTATCTTCTGTAACATTATTTTTTCTTTTAGTTTCTAAATATTCCTCCTCCATCCAGTGAAGGGCAACTCTATTTGATTCCTGGTATGCGTGTGCCCAGCTATCAAACAGATTTTCTACTAATGATTTTGTTTTTGACATGTTATTATATTTAAGTTTTTTAGTAGTTCTTTGGTTCTGCTCCACCAAAAGCAATATCTATATTTAATATTAAGTTTTTTTTGGTTGAGCGTTGTGTATCGGATAACACCATCATGCCCCTTTTGGGACATGACGATGATCCCGGTTGGAAGTCTTTTAAATTTCTGCATTCAAGGCCCTTAGTTCTTCCTTTAATGCATCCACATACGCACCTTTAAGGACTGATAATCTTGTGTCTGGAAAGCCAGTGTTAAATGCGTTTAAAGGCATCTCATAAAGATCAGGCCCATCCGCAAAAACAATTTTTCTGTCAATGATTGAAATGTTTCTTGGAGTTAGCTTATGAATAAAAACTTTATCCAAAGCATTTTTCTTAACACTTGGTTTGGAAGACTTCAAATGTCTTTCAATTGTTTGGGCGGTAAGATGCTTGCCAAACTTTTCAAAAAACATCTTCTTGATTGTTTCAACATTAGTCTCCTTAATGTTGCCGAGGAATTCTTTGCCTTGAAAGGACATTCTACCTCTGTGGTGTTTAATTTTAGTCATAATAAATAGAGTTTTAATTTCCGCTAATTTAAGTTGGTTTAGCGAATTAACCAAATATTGTTAACAACTTTTTACCATGAAGAAGAATAATAATATTCATCTTCCGGAGTTTTCTTCAAAGAATTTTCGATAACTTCCTTCGTATCTCTTAGTGTTTCAAAGTAATACTCATCGTAATCCTGTGACCCAAAAAAGAATCCTTCAGCGGCAGGTAACTTCTTCTCTGCTAACTTTTGAATCTTTTCAAGCTGTTCCGATGTCATCTTGTGGGGCATAAAAAAACTGTATTCTTTGATGATGCTATCAATTGTTTTACACAAAGATCTGAGTTGGCCTCTGTCAATGTAATACTCTCCACAGTCATCGTTTCCATCTTGTACGTTCTCCACAAACCACCTGTGAATCCAGTTTGCTTTTCTCCAATAATGAACATCAAAGGTAATAGTATTTATTTTATTGAGGTCGATTGGCTCTCCTCCAACAAATGCTATGCCTGAAAAAAACTTTTCTTTTGGGTTGTGGTCCCAATTCTTAACGTATTTTTTACGTTGTAAGTACATATCTAATCCCATATCTATAATATTGTATTGTTATCTATTTCTAAAAGAATCTTGTAGTCATTAGCTACTTTCCTTAAAAGTATTTCAACATAATACCTTTCATCTGTTTTCATATCCTCCAGCATGTCCATTACATGGAAATACTCGATAGCATCCAACACTTCCTTTTTGGTTACGGAGTGTCGTGTAGGTCTTTTCGGTTGGGGCTTGTTTAATTGCATTACTTTACTCATGATCTAAATAATTTAAAATTTGTTCATATACTTTTGGGAAATCCCGTGATAATACATTTACGATCTCTTCGTCTGTGTGTTCATCAGATTCTTCGATGTCTACTAAATGTCTAAATAATAGGTCAAGCCCTCGATCAACTCCTGTTTTTTCGGATCTATCGTGACTGTCCTGTACCCACTCATCATCTGACTTAATATCAGTTATGATGTTTTTAATTTTAATAAGGTCCATTTAATTAAATTTTAATTTGTTATTAATATCTTTCCCGGATGCATTCCCAAATGATGGCCTGATATTCGTAGCCCTTGAGTCCCACCTTTCTCGCCTCATCTAATAATATACTAGACAATTCATCGTACCTGCTGGGGGTTAGCCCAGACACTACGGTCTTACCAAACATAGCCCTCAGCACCCAAACATCTATCGTGACATAGTCTTCATTTAATGTCGCAATATTCTGAATGAAAGCATGAGTCTTCCTGCTTGATTTGTTTACTCCTACTTTACCCTGTGCAATTGCAAAGGCTTTGTATTTGTTTGTGTTGAATGTACATACCTTCACATCTTCAGGAGATGTATTTTCCTGGACTGCCTCAAGTACCCGACCTGTATCAAACACATTTCTTTCCCACTTGTTTCGTGGAGATAGTGCAGACAAAACACCTGCCACTGTGTAGACATCAAATTGTCCGTTTGATCTTTCGGATTTTGATTTTACTATTTCGTGAGCCTCAGAGTACCAAGCCTTGCCATTGTAAAGGTGTCTCTCTGTTGCTAAGTCAAAATAATTTCTAAGGTTTTTCCTTACCTTGTTTTTCATGTAAGGAGTAATCTTTTTTAATTTCATTTGATTGTATTTTAAGTTATGTAAAAGGGTTGTTCTATTGTCTCAAAGTCTACCTTGTTGTGCAGTTCTTTAGCAATACGCAGGGCATCTTCAAATATATTTACGCCGTAGATATTCCGCCCTGAATTAGCATCTATGATCGTTAGTTCGTTTATCTTTATGTCTATAAGACACCTAACAATAAACGTTCTGCCATCCCTTACCATTGTAAAGGATAACTTGTAGTCTGTTGGGGTAATTCTTGCATCTCTAAATGTAGTTTTTAGTTCCATTGGTCGTTATTTTCGTTAAAATCATGTTCTAATTCAAGTTCCCATAGGTTGTTGTCATCATTATAAAAGTCATAAGCATTGTCTAATGATCCATTGGTTCCTATTCTAATTTCCTCTCTTGATGGTATGTGTTGGCCATAGGGGTTGGTAAATGACTCGTTGGGTAGGAAGTACATGCCACATTTTAAGCCTCTCATAGCCTCTCTGCCGACCGATCCCTCCATTGACCATACATAACCATTATCAATCCATTCCTGCATCATCTTGATGTGCGGGAAGTCTTGTTGTCGTTCTCTAATAAATTTTTCTTTTACTTTCATATCTATTTGTTTTTAATTTTAATTTCACATTTTTGTAATTCGTTAATGAATAAGCCTAATTCTTTACCCATCTTTGTTTTATCATATTCTAAATAATCTTCCAGATTATATAAGATTTTCCATAATTTTTCCTTCATTTTATTTTATTTTATTTTTAAAGTTTATAAATTGTTGGTGTATGTACTCTTCAGGATCAGGAGATAGAATGTGTACCTCCGAATCTACATCGCCATCCTCGATGACTTTAGTTATTAGACTTACATCATACCCTGTCGGATCCATGATCGCTATCTCTTTGTTCTTGTTGTCATTGGTATACTCCCATACCATATAGCTGTCCCCATTGTAGGAGATAGCTTTTTCAATTATCTTACTTGCTTTCATATCTGTTGGTTTAAGTTAAAATTTTACTTCTGTCTGTTCATCTGATTCGCCTCGATACTTTTTTAGTACACTGAATAAGGCATCAACGCATTCTCCATCTGTCATCTCTTCGCCATCTATAGTAACAACATTTACAATGTCATTGTATAGATTCTCAAAGTTGTCTTTCCAATAAGTTGCTGATTCGTCAGCACGCCTGTAGTCTTCGTCTATATTGTTTTTCATATCATTTGTTATTATAAATTATCTAATGCGTGATCCGTAATCTCATCATAATCATATCCCCATTCTCGGAGAAGTGCATAAAGGTTTTCGTAATAAAATTTTACTCCCTTAGTTTTGTCAGATTCGTGTATCCAAATTGCATTGTTACCGTCTTCGGTGAATCGAATTAAAATTGATCGGTAGTGTATTACATCACCCTCTAATTTTACTTCTATCTCTCTGGTTTCGCAGTTAGATATTACTTCAAAGTTGTTTTTTGTTAGTGTTGTCATAATTTTAAGATTAGATTAGGTTTGGTTTAGAGGGATGAAAGGGAACAGCTCACCCCTCAGTTCAAACCAAACAAATTAATAAATAAAAAAAGGTATTTGTTCCCTATATGGTACGCAGGAGGAGGAACATGACCCTCACTTCATCTCGAGATTCTATTTACCCGTCGGTAATCCTGCGTAGATTGTAATTATTCTTTACATATTTTGTTTACTTCGTCACATGTAGAGCATCCAAAATCCTCTGGGTCTCTCTCTGTTATGTCTTGAATTCTCTCGATCTTCATCTCTATTTCTTCATCATCTTCAAACATATCCATAAGCATGGATACAGTTGTCATTACCAGCTTGAACTCTCCAACATCTCGGATGTCCAGCTTTTCAATTATCTTAAGGGCTAATTGTTCTTTGTTGTTTGTGATAGGTATTGTTTGCATGTTATTTAATGTTAAGTGAATTAGGTTTGCGTGTTGTGTAGTGTTTAGTTACTTTGTTGAAGTAGGCAGTTTTGATTATCTTATTATCTACTTTCAAACGGAATACTGACCAATCTCCAAAGTCTCTTTTTGTTTGTTTGATTGTGCAAAAATCATTTGAATGTGTCCCGCTACTTCCTACTTTTACATGGATTTCTGAATGATCTCTCACTCCATAGCTTTTGTTTCCTTTCGTATATGGCTTACTCGCATAAGCACACGAATCAATTACGTTGTAAATTGGATAACTTCGATTTCCCATAATGTATTTATTTAGATTAGTATTAAGGTTTTAAAAATTAGATACCCCACGAGATATTTTCTACACTCGTGAGGTTGTTGTCGATTTTTACGTTTGTACTGATGTCGCCCAAACGGATGGCGACTCGCCTTCTTCCTTCCCTCTCAATTGGAGTTTTTGCCAATGTGCAAAAAGCATTAAGTTAATACGCCAAATGTCTTGAGTTTACATAGCTTACCACGACCATGTCACAATTTATTGATAATGAGTTTTTCCAAAGTGGCTACTCATTCGGTTGAAGTGCTGAACTTGAAAATAGTACTTGCATTAGTTGATTATATTTGTTTAGTTGTTTTATTATGGTTTCGTTGCACCACACCACTGAACAGGGGTATAATCTACCTTTGTTTGTCTTGGGGGGTCATCTCCCCCATCTTTTCAATATGGTTTATCGGTTTGGCTTCGGTTCTTTTTTTAGTTCTGGACTATTTGCATTGAGCAAAGAACCTACTACTTAAGAAATAAAAATTTCTAATTTGCCGATAAATATAGTTAGTAGAGGGGGAATTGCACCCCCTTAAATTGGTCTACCCTACTTTTTTAAGCTGGTTAGCGTTTTGTCGCTTAACCCTTGTTTTAATGGTTTCAACTTTGTTAAACTTTCTTAACATCATTAAACCCTCGTAAAAGGAAAATAAATTTTTCCCTTCTTTTGCAACATCTTTAAAGTCTTTAAAGTCTGGAAATTTAGACTTTCCAAGAATTCCAGATTTTTGCGTTTCGCTTAATTCCTTAACCTTTTTAAACACATTTGATAAACTTTTATTTTCCAGCTTATCGGTTGCATTGGTTAATCTTACCCAATCAAAAGAACTTTTTTGTTTTTTTCCTTTTAACGTCTGGATTGTTGCATTGGTTTTGATAACCCATTTAGGGGTCATCGATTGCTTTTTAGATTGCATAATTAAAAATATTTGAATGAACGTAAATTTGTCGTCTACTTAAAGACAATACAAGACTAAAGAGAAAAAAAAATATGATTGCAAAAAATGTTGAAATATAAATTTTTTTATGTTTTTTGTTTTATTTCTTTATTTATTTGGATTTGTCAATTTTATTTATTATAGGCATTTATCAAGGTTGGGGCTATTTAAAAAGCTGGTTTAATTGGCTGGCAGTGTTGGGCATTTGTAATTTTTCCAGCTGGAGTTGTTCGGGGGTTGTTTGTTTAGGGGTTTGGAATCTTAAAAGGTTAGTTAGTCGTTGTCCCTGGATAACTTCCACAGCTTACCAGATTAAACGCCCTAACGGGTGCAATCGCCAAAAGTTTTTCGCCTGCTGTGGTTTTTTCGTTGGGGGGTGGGGTTTGTGGTTGGGCTTTCTGTGGGATGTCGGTTGTTGTATTATATATATAACCCAAATACTACACAT